CGACTTTGTGCCGCGATCAGCCAAAAACAATACCCCTCCCCCCAAATTCATGAAAGTCGGCGAAGAGATTGCCGCTAGGTGCCGATGGGCAGCCGATGGGCAGCCGTGATATGCCGATGGGCAGTCGTGATGTGCCGATGGGCAGCCGTGAACACTCGACCGAATTGAAAAATTGGGTTGGTGGTTGTGGGGTTGCTTTAGGCGGTGGCACGTGCGAGCGCACGGCCCGCGACCATCTTGGCGACCTTCTCGATCTTCTCGGCCTCGGAGAGAGCGGCCCATCGTGCCTTGGTGGCAGCCGATCGCTCCTCCTTGGTCATCTTGGGCTTCTGCTCCTTGGGAGACTTGGGCTGCGGGCGGCCGGCACGCATCTTGGCGAGCCGCTCCTCCTTCTCGTCATCAGAGAGGGCAATCCAGCGGTCCTTTGCGGCCTCGGACCGCTCCTCCGGGGTCATCTTGGGCTTCTTGATCTTGAGTGCGGGATCTGCAACGATCGCCGCCTTGCCTGCCCGCATCTTGGCGATGCGGTCGGCCTTGGCCTCATCCGTGAGGGCGGCCCAGCGGGCCTTGGCAGCGTCGGAGCGGGAGTTGGTGGTGGTGGAAGACATTCTGGAAGTGTGTGAGGTAGTTGTATGTTGTAGCGGGCAAGAGAGACTTTTGTTGGATCGATCAAATCCGTTTTAGACGATCGTCTAGCGGATCCGTGTGAGAGTGCGTACAATGAAGATCGGAGCTGCAGGGTCAGGTGGTTCTCCCTCATAAAACGAGAACGTACGATGAGTTGGAACACCGATAGGAAACTCTGATTGGCCGTTGGGTGGACTTGCATGTGAAGTTTTCTTTCCAACACGAACACTATTTAGATTGGCTCGTGTCATCGGACCCTTTCCACCTACTGCGTTTCGGTAGAAACCTGTCTCCTTGTTGACTTTGATATTCTTGGCAAAGCCAGGGATTGTCTTAGCTTCTTCGAAGCTATTGCACTCTCTACTCCACATTACAACGAAATCATCATCATCCGTCTCCCTCGCAGCCGCGGGAAGATCTACAGCTACAAGACCAACAATATTGTGGGCCGATACCATAGTATGATGTGCGGTCGTAAGCTTGCCGTTGTCCTTCCTGAACCCAGCAGACTGATATGAGTTTTTTCCGAACGGATCCTTGAATGCAATCTCATACTCCTCAACTGCTTTTACCGACGTTCGATGAGGTCCTGTTTTATGTCCCTTATCAATTGCATCTCTCCAATAACCAGTCATTCTGCCGGGGAGGCCCTGGATTTGCACGTTATTATCAACTACCTTTGTATGGAGTTCATGCGTTGCACCGATTCGCAGCTTCCACTTGTTTGGAATGAGATTTGCACGCCGGAAGAATCCCTTCACACCCAGAACAACATGACATCTCAGCGGCTCACCAAACAGTTCCTTGATTTCACTCGGTTCTAGCCTATCAGTTGATGTATGATTGCGGAAGGTGACCCCCTTGCGGATACAGGTGTTTTGCAGAATGTCGACTGTCTTTGGATTGACGCGTGCAATGTGCACGCGGAAGTCCGAACCATAATTGTCGAGTACGTCCTCCTGGATCCACTTATCTGTGTTGTCTGGAATATTAAGAGGATAGAATTCCTTGATGATCCCCTTGGCTAGAAAGTCCGCATGCCCAATGTAGCTAGCCGAGATAGTCATTTTATGTAGGATGTGTAACTCGCCCCACTGATACAGGTTATACAACTCCTTGATCATCGTTGCACTTCCAAACATAAACCGGTTATTGTTCGCTGTCATATGCCCTACATCAAGCACGCCTGCTTCCTTCAACGTTGTGTGGAGAACTTGAAACTCACTGTCGCCTGTATCGATCTCATCAATAATGATAAGCCCATCCCTCAGATGGTTAAGGTCTGCCTTCTTTAGCTGCCCGTGGTGAAAGATCTTGTCCTTGAAGCAGTTAGGTGACTTATCCTTCATATCCTTCTCCCATCCTGCATTGCTCATCCCCGTGATGATACGTACATTTTGAGGATTGACGACAAGTTTGTCGTCATTATGAGTCGTCATTAGCTTTGCAACTTCAATCATGAGTCCGTCCATTCCGACCTTCGTCTTTTTGAGGACACTGACTACGCGCCGGTTGAATTCTGTGAACTGTCTGACAATCTCGTGAGCATCCTCAACTTGGTTGGCGAAAATGTACTCGGGTGTCGCTTTCTCATCTCCCTCCATGTATCGTAGATTGTTATCTGCCTTTGCCGACATATATGCTTGAAGAACTGCCTCTCTCCGAGCGGCGATAAGTTGTGTAGACATGGTACCTGAAATCCAGGATGGTCGAGCAAATCCGTTTTAGACGATCCAGTTGGTGTGGGCAAAATGGATTCTAAGGGGGAAAGGATAAGTGACTGCACCATGGCGTTCCACTCAGTTACCCTTGAAAATCTGCCGAAGATCATGATCCCCGTCGCTCTCCTGCGGTCTGCATTTGAGAAATGCACGCCGTTTGACTGTCCATCCCGCATCAGCTTTGCACAATGTTACCCGGCTTACTCCTGGGTCTCCACACCTCCGGATGATATTCCGATGAAGTTTGTTGCGAACATGCTTGTCTTCTGTCTGGGATGCACTGACTACCTGGATCGGTTTGCACTGTTCTTTGCGGGGGAGCAGGTAGCACCGTATGAGGTGCTTCTCGAATACTTCTCTCAGGCCTTCGTGAGGACATAAGCCTTGTTGATGCCCGTCAGCTCAGCAGCAATGTGAAACAGGGCTCCAGCAATGAAGACCGTCACCCACTTGGACATACCAAATTTTTCAGCGACCCAGAAAACGGGCAGGAGGAACAGACCGACGAGTACGGCTTCTAGGAGAAAGAACATTTGTCTTTACGCGTCGTCTTTTTTTGCTGCGACCTCCTATTAGGTTCACGACTTCACGCAGGTGAGGATCGGTGTCCTTCGTCCACACAGCACCGTCGGCTGATGCAGGGACAAACCCGAGAGCACGGCTACAACTCTTTGCAGAGTCTAGCTTGATAAACTTCACTGTAGATCCGGCATCCACGGCTTGCTTCAGGGCGTAGAGTATGCAGGGTGTTTGTTCCAAATAGATATTGATACATCCATACGGTTTTTGTTCATACCACAAATCGTTGTGAACATAAATTGTAGGAAAGCTCTTCACCATGGTTGTGAAGGCAATCATAAGGTCAGATCCCTCTGCAGTGGCCTTCCCCGAAGCCGCAAGAGAGTTGAGAGTCGCCTCTGCAAGAAACGCCTTCCTCTCCTTGAGATCTTCGGCTGAGGAATAAGCCGGAAGCACGTGTCCTTCAACGGACGGGATCGTTGCTTGAATGAACTTGACAGGGAATGGGTCAGCATAGTCGTTTTTATACACATACTTGCCGAGAGCAAATCTAATCATATCTGTCTCCATCGGTTCTACGCTAACAACGGCAATCTCAACTATGTCCTCTGCATGGCGTTTGTTGCCAAGCACCTTCTCTGCAAAGTCCAGAACCGTGTTTTCCCCCTGACGCATTCCGTTCATTGTCCGGGCAGAGCCGCCGAGACTGAGCAGCAAGACAGCCTCTCCTTCGCCCGACGTTTCATTAAGAGTTTTGATTGCAGCTGTCGGATCAACGTCCCCGACGGGATAGGCAGCCATTACTGTTAAAATGGATTTGGTTTTTCTAGGTAGGTGAGAAGATGCTCACGACAAAAATGGCCGCCACTCTCAACCACGCAATCAACCAGGTGCTCACGATGACGAACTACAACCTTGAGGGATCTGCGTGGCAGATTGATGGCGATCCCGATGCATGGTATGTCATCTTCAACACGCCACCGGAGGAGGCGACACCTGCTACTATGCAGGTCATGCATGTTGAGATCCTCTTCCACGATGGCGGGGTTGTGGCATCACTTCTCAAGAACGAAAACATCAGCGACCGCAGGGCCAGCCGGATGATGGATCTTCTGATGGATGCGATTAATATTTCCGACGATGACGATGACGAGGAGCTGACGGATATTGACGAGGACCCGATGACACCTGAAGTGAATAGCTAGATCTTGTCCACCTTCTCTGCAACCACCTTGATCAGAGGAACCGGTTCATAAACGACGATGCAGTGATGTGTCTCGGTTGCTCGGCACTTGACACAGAATACTTTTTCAATTGAGCAGGTGCAGCGGAACTCCAGATGGGTCTTCTTCTTGCAGTGAGAACACTTCGGCATCGTGCCCTCTGCTGCTGGTATAAAATCACGTCCATTTTTAATGGTGAGGGTCACGTATATAGTCATCGTAGACCCCGACGTGAACTTCCCGCTAGCTGACTTTGCCCGCGAGGTCGCCATTTGCCTGGCAGATCCGAATGGGTGGGTGTCCCATGGTTATCAGTTTGTTGCAGTGAAGTCCAAGCCGCAAGTGGTGATCCACTTGTCGTCTACGAAGGGACTGGCGGCAGCGGGATGCGATCCATCCCTGTCGTGTGCAGAACTCGGTGGTCGGCAGATGCGGATCAACGAGCATTTTTGGAGACATGGCACTGCAAAGAGTGGCCAGGATTTGGATGGATATCGTCAATACGTTATCTCACACGAAATGGGACATATCCTTGGTCGAGACCACGTAAGATGCCCTGGCCGGGGTCAACCGGCGCCGATAATGCTCCAGCAGACCTTAGGACTTCGCGGGTGCCTTCCGAATACAAACGTGTAGTCGGGGCATCCTTGCGGAAGTGTGTGATTGGGTTGGAAAGGACCCACATTGCAAAGAGGACTACCAAACACACAAGTATCAACTTGAGCATTATACTTACTGCTTTAGTTGGAATACGCAAGACCGCCCATGCCACTCATGACACGGAAGATGTTGTAGTTCACGGCATACATGCGGAAGTTGAACGGCGTCAGCTTGGTCGGGTAGAGGGTGCCCGCCGTGCGAAGACTGTCAAACACGAGGGTGGTCGTGTCAATGCGGGAGAAGTTGCACGTGCCCGACGGCTGGTGCTCCTCCGGCTGCAGGGCAAAGGAGTAGACGTTGATCGGGTTGAACGCCGTCGGCTGGTTGACGTTCGGGGGCGTCACGTAGAGGGCACCCGACGCAATCGTCACACCGCTGCTCGGGAAGCTGTCCGAGAGAACGTAGACACCCGCCGCACCCGTGCCGGCCGGGTAGGAGACGCCGTTGAAGGTCGTCGCGGCACCCGCAGACACGATGGTCGTAGCGTTCGGGAGAGCCACACCGGAGGAGGTGAACGCCGGGGACGTCAGGAGAGCGTTGTCCACGAAGTCGTTCAGCGTCGCAGTCGTTCCCGAGCCGATGGAGGCGAAGGTCACGCCCGCCGGGACGAGGAGGAGGTTGTTGACAAAGATGAAACCACCCGTCGCAGTCGCCACCGACGCACCCACCGCAGAGGCCGTTGTAGAGGCGGAGTTACGAGTCGGCCAGAAGGCACCGCCCGAGTGGTGCTGGTAGGGCTGGACCTTCCAGAAGTAGTCGCCGTAGCGTTCGTCAAAGCGATCCTGGCCGTTGATCTGGATACGGCAGCGATCAGCGATATCATCATAGCTGAACGGCTGCGTGTAACCCGTGCTCCGGGTGAGGTCCGAGCCGCAATCCGTCTTGCGGGCATCCTGGAAGACCCACACAAGCTCCTTCACCGGGTGGTTCAGGGTCAGGTCAATGCGGGTGTTGGCGTTGATCAGCGTCTGCTGGAGACCGAACTGCAGCTGGTCAATCAGGTACTCGTGCGACTGCTGGGCAAAGCGGCGACGCTCATCCACATCCAGGTAGATGTAGTCAATGTAGAGAGCCATGTCCTTGAGCTGGGGGAGCTTGGCAGCGGCCGCCGACACCGTCGAGTAGGCTCCGGCAGTCACCAGGTCCGTCGCGGCACCGAGGGTGACGTTCAGGCGAACCTCGTGATACTGGAGGGCGATCAGAGGCAGAGCCAGGCCGGGGTTGCGGCAGAACCAGAACTGGAGGGGGATGTAGAGAATACCCGGGCGACCACCGCAAGACTGGGACGTGGTGTACTTGCCACCCAGGCTGCCACCCACCATGGCATCCAGCTTGACGGAGTTGTCATAGCCAGAGGTGAGGTTCTCCCACAGGAAGAGCCACTCACCGTAGTGGGTGTCAATGATCTGACCGCCGATCTCCACCTCAATCTTCTTGAGGAGCTGGTAGCCGAGACGACGAGCCGGATCCGAGGACCACTGCACCGGCGGGGTCACCGAGGTCGTGTCCGGCATCTGGATCTCCAGGTAGGTCTTGTACATCAGGTCAGCATTGCGGTTGACAATGGCCACCATACGCTGGCCATACTGAGGCGAGCCAGTGAAGTTCACGCGAAACGCCTCCATTGCGAAGTTCGTATGACGCTTGTAGAGCACCTTCCAGAAGGTGATGTGGGGATTTCCAGTGATGTAGGCATCCTGAGCACCATACGCAACGAGCTGAAGAAGACCGCCGCCCATTTAGTTTATTCTTTGCGAGGATATATTCTTCTGCGTTTGACACAATGAGGGGTGTCACGAAACGCTTCTGTAGCTGCATCAAAAAGGTCCGCAAGACGGTCAAGAATGAAAAAGGACCGATCGCAATCTGCGTAAAGTCCGTGCTGCAGACGCGGGGGCGAACCCTCAAGCGGTTCACCTGTGGCAAGAAGGGGAGGGTGATTACGCAGCCGGTAAAGCGTTAAACTTCTCCAGGGCCTCCTTGGCGGCCATTTGCTCAGCTTTCTTGCGAGTAGATCCCATACCCCGCCCGTGAATCGTCGGACCATCCATGACCAGCACACGAATCGCCTTGGATTCCGTCATGGGACTCAGCATCGTATAGGTTGGCGTGCACCCGAACTCTCGCTGACAGTATTTCTGAAATATATCCTTGTAGTTGGTCACCGTCGTCACCACGTCCTGAATGTCAAGATAGGCTTCCAGGACAGTCGTCACGAAGGCATACACAATGTTGAACCGGTTGCCACAATCCGTCCACAAGGCACCAATGAAGGCCTCAAAGATATCACCGAGCTTCTGGATATTCTTCCTGCCATTGATGGCCACCGACTCTTCATTGTGACGAGAGATCACATAGAAGGTGTCCAGCCCTACCTGTTGGCACAAAGCTCCAATCCGCTCGTTGTTCACCAGCTCCTTGCGAGCATCGGTCAGGAACCCCTGCTTCTTCTCCGGGTATTTGCGTCGCAGATAGGTCGCCACGCAGACACCCAACACCGAGTCTCCCTCAAACTCTAGGCACTCATACGACTCATCCTGCAAAGGCATCACCCCTGCGGGACACGGAGCCAACGAAGCAGGACGTCCGTCTGGAGTGGTATAGTCGGTTCGCTTGACGTAGGTCGTGTGCACCATGGCCGTCTGGAAAATCTTGGGATTTGCCACACGGTAATGAGGGAGACCATGACGATGAAGGATTCGGTGAATATCCTTGACAGCAAAGGAGTGGTTTCGCGGATTGTAAGGAGAATAGGTGTCGCTCATTGTGATGTGTGTATAGCAGCCAAGTCTTTTATCCGTTTTCTACACAATGGGAGCTGCTCAGTCCATGACCTACACGGAGGTCCCGGACACTTTGCCCAAACACGATCCAGGTGTCGTCGTGGAGATCAAGGACGTTCGCTATAGGGCTCCGATCTGTAAGGACATGGCAGTGGGACTGGTGTTCTTCAACCCTGCCAAGTCCAAGCGGATGCTGATGAACTATCTCTACACGATTGAGAAGCTCAAGCTTGCCAAGATCCCCTACTACACGATGGAGTTGGTGTACAACCGGCAGGAACCGGAGATTGCCGATGCCTTTCACGTCTACGCCAAGTCGGTCATGTTCCACAAGGAGAACCTTTGCACCTTGCTAGAGGCCAAGATCCCGTGGTATTATTCCAAGGTCCTCTTCTTGGATGCCGATCTGGTGTTTGGCAATCCTGATTGGTATTCAGAGGTCTCTTCGGCCCTGTCGGATCACGATGTGGTCCAACCCTTCACCACAGCTGTCTGGCTGGACATCACCTATACCCAAGCCACCCAGATCCGGGAGTCGGTAATCTACATGGACAAAAAGAAGACCTTTGATCACAAGCTGCACCCAGGGTTTGCCTGGGCGTTCAGACGCAGCTGGTTCCGCAAAGTGGGCTTCTTTGAGTATGGTGTCACGGGAAGCGGAGATACCTTGTCGGCGGCCGCGTGGTTGGGCGTCAAGTTCCCGTCCACCTACCTCAAGCCGGCCCTGGTCCCTGCGTATCAAGCGTTTGACAATCTGCCCAAACCTCGGATTACCTGCACGTCCGGCCCAATCTTCCATCTGTGGCACGGAACTCACGTGAATCGCAAGTATGTGGATCGTCACGTCATTCTGGACGGTGTGAAGGATATTCGCAAGGTGATGCGGCCGAACTGGAATGGCGTGTGGGAGTTCAGTATCAAGGGCTTGTCGGAGAAGATGGCCGCCTACTTCAACGAGCGGGTGGATGACGGGATTTAATTACTCTTGGTGGCGACCCATTTTCCATTGACCTCGGCCTCACATTCAGCCCAACCATCTGCAGCAGGATATGCTGGATTGATCGTTCGACGATGATCCAGGGCAAATTGACTCAATGAATAACTCGTACCCTCGTACAAGACTCTCTTGCCATGAACAACTGTTCCATACCACGTGTCTCCGTTGCGGATGACATGACGAATACGCTGACCGTCGATTAGCTCAATGTGTCCATGATTCCTTGGAGTCGACGGGAGTGAAATTTCGGCTGAAGTACCCCACATTTCGCCATCAAACATATCAAACAGTGTGCGAATGCTCTCCAGTGGCACTTTGAAGAACTCTCGCTTAGGGTGAACCCGATTGCCGAACGATGCTAGGGCCTTATGAAGTTTCGTCTCCTTGTCTCTGGGATTCGCTACCCTCTTTGCAAACTCTACTTTGAAACATGGGAATGCCCATGTAGAACCATTTGCCTGAGCAAGTCTCTCTTCAGGCGTGTGCTCGGTCATACCGACCTTGAATACACCCGGCATCTCTGTCGTCGACATTACGTATATGTATCCTTGTGGCTCAGACATTGATTGGTGTCAACTCGTCCCGCAATTGATCCGTTTTATAGACTGGAGTTTAAAAATAATGTGTTGTGAAAAGTCATATCACGTTGATGGTGAAACCCTTGTTCACCCTGGCTACTCGTCTCCTCAGCACCAACGGTTCCCTTGTGTGTAATTTGACCCGTATCCGGGGTGGGTTTCTCCCTCACGAAAATCTGGACCAAGCTAAACGCCATCTAGCAGATTTACAACGAACTCTCCAAGAGATTGAGGAAACACTCAATCTCGCTTCAGCACCTTCAGCTCAAATCCGTAGTCCGTCTCCACCATCTTCTCTTCCTGTCGTCTGACAATCTCCGCCATCACCGCCTCCGCCTGCTGAGGCACAAGCTCGTCCAGATAGGACTTGAGCTCCTTCTTGGATAGGGACCATCCCTTCTTCCACTGGTTTGGACGTTTCACCGCAAAGGTCATCCCCGACGTTGCAAGATTAATCTTGTCGGGGAGTTCCTCACGAGACGTCCCGTAGAGTGCCGCAAGATCCAGCTCGATCGTGCGACGCTCATCACGAAGCGTATTCACCTGGGTATTGATGTCATTGATCTGACGCTGAACGGTTGCGTAGGCTGAAAGGATAGGCTTGAGTTGCTCCATGATGCTTTGGTTGGAGCATGAGATTAGAGTATCCGTTTTAGAACAAGGAATGTCCTGGCTTGACTCCGAGGAGGTCCAGCGTCTTCGCAAGGTCTACAATCAAGAACACCCGAAAGAGGATCCCGTGCCGGAGGGAACCGATGAGGAAATGTGGACCAATATTCAGCACAGGCTCTCAGACAAGTGCTCCACCGGATCGGCTGAGTGCATTGTGTCGTCTCTGATGCAGCGGCCCAGGGCCCCGAAGGAGTGGGCTGTGAAGCGGAACGAGTGGCTGTCGTCGGATGATATTGACCGTGTGGAAAAGAACTACACCAAGCTCTTTGCCAAATACTTTTTCCTGGGCTGCATTCCGATTGACTTTGATCTGAAGAGCGAGACGCAGGATTGCCTGGTGAATGCTCTCTGCAAGATGAAGCTCCCCGAACTGGTGAAGAAGGGCCACGAACAGATCGGCATTGTCTTCAACACCGATCCCCACGATGGTCCCGGTGAACACTGGATTGCCCTGTTCTGCGACGTGCGGAAGGACCTGGAATACCCTCGCGTCACCTACTTTGATTCCTACGCCCATGCTCCCGAGAAGGAGGTGAAGGTGCTCATGAAACGTTGGAAGACCCAGTGGGATGCCACGGGTGTCCACTCCAAGCCCATGAAGATGACCTTCAATGCAACGCGTCACCAGTTCAAGGATTCTGAGTGCGGAATGTATTGCCTCTATTTCCACTATGCATGCCTCACGGAGATCCCTATGCAGGCTCGTATACCCGATGACGTGATGAATGGATTTCGTCAGATCCTGTTTACACCTCCAAAAATAGATACGGAGAAAGAGTAATGGAGTTCGCAATCGGAGCTGCTCTGGTCGGTCTGTTGGGATACACTGTGTGGAACGAGGAGATTGATGCAGAGGATACGGCTCGCAAACGCCTCTGTGATTATTACGTTGCAGGCGGTGTCTTTGAGGATACTAAGACCGTCATTGAGTCGGGTCGTCGTCTGCTAGAGGTTCACCTCTATGCAGATGAGAACGGGAAGCCCACTTGTGCCAAGGGACCTCTGAATCTTGGTTTTGACTATGCCATGGAATACTGGACCTTTGATTCCGTGTGTGTTGATCTGATTCAGTCCTGGGAGACCAGCTCGGAACCGTTCATCCTCTCCATCGTGCCCCACACGACCAACACGGTGACTCTGAACAAGGCAGCAGACTGCTTGAAGACCACCGTGAACCGCCGCCTGATCAGCGGGGTCAGTACAACGACCCCTCTGGATGAACTGAAGGGGCGTATTCTTATCGTCTCCGACAATGTGCAGGGAAGTGCACTGGGCGAGCTGGTGAACTTTTCATGGGCAGAGTCGGGTGTGCGTCGCCTCCTGTATGGACAGGCCATGCACCCTCGTGATCAGCCGGAGTTGGTGGAGTTCAATCGTAACGCCATTAGTCTCGTCGTCCCGGACCCCACGTTTGGCAAGGAGACTCTGGATCCCAAGATTGCAGCTGCGTATGGGTGCCAGTGGCTTTTGTTTGCAGGAGCGGCCGCCCCCGGCTTCGTTGAAAAGCCAGCGGGCCTCCAATAACTTTTGTTGAGCGTCTAATAAATGTCTGAGGGTGGAAAGCGTAACTCGTGGCTCACGCACGTTAAGAAGACGATGAAGTCGCACAAGGGCATGAAGTTCGGACAGGTCCTCAAGCTGGCGAAGAAGACCTACAAGAAGGGCATGCACGGTGGTGCCGAGGGTGCCGTGGAGGGAACCAGCTCGGCGACGCTGCACGGTGGTCTCCTCGCCCACGCCACCCCGGTCGGTGGCCGTCGCAAGACCCGTCGTGGCCGCAAGAGCCGCCGCGGTGGCGGTGACTACTAAAACGGAAACCCAGCATCTAATCAATAGACTGCATGGAGCCTCCCAAGACACGCCGTGAGACAAAGAAGACCGCCAAGGAGAAGAGGGCGGATGTCTACTCTGCCCGTCATACTCGTCTGCAAGTCAAGACCAAGCCCAAATCAAAGTAATCTACGATGAACAATCCGGAACGTGCGTCTGTGATCACGATCCTTCGTCCGACCACCCGCTGTTTTGCGACATGTTTTTCCATGATACGTCTTTTTAGAGCAGCCGCTCTTGAAATACGCAAGATGATGAGCAAATCCCTTGAAGCTCGGCATGGGTGTCCTAACCTCTTTGCTTAATGCACTCAACAGACCGTGCATCCACTTCATGTAGTCCTTGCGACACGCAAGTTCGGGTTCGTGTGCAGTGATATACTCTGCGTAGACCTCCCGCAGTGCAAGAAAGGGATATGCACGACCGAGAGCATGCAAGAACATCCGCTGGGTTGCCATCTGTTCGGGTTCGGGGTCATCCGGATAGTTGGCCGCAATGGATGCCAGGAAGTCGCCGCCAGGAACCGCCGTGGGCTTCAGGGACAGGTAGTGAGCCTTGACCTTCTCAAACGCAGGATCAGGTCCAGGGTTGACCACCGCGGGGTCGTCCTTGCACTGACTCCTCAGCTTGTCATTGACCATGTTATGGATGTCATACAGCCACCGCCCAGGGTCGCCTCGCAGGGGGTGGGCACCAACATATTCCGTTGTGGACGCACGACAGAACTTGCAAGGCAAGACATCCTTCATTTGATTCAGGACGTCATCGGGGTGCTTGGAGGTGAAGGCAACTAAATGAAAGAGTTGCCATGCACTCGGCCCCCAGAAGCGAGTGTCCATTGTATTGACGAAATAAAGTATACCTATCTTAATAAAAATGCTTGACACCCGGGACATCATCATCCTGACTGCGTCGTTCTACCTCGGTGGCGTTGTTGGAGAGTTTTTCAAGTCGCTCTCCGAGGACATCCTCACGCCGCTCCTCGCCCCGGCCGCCGCTGCCGGCAAGGGCGTGGGCTCCTTCACGGTCACGCTCGGTGGCGTGACGCTCCGCCTGGGTGAGGTGCTGGTCGCCTTCGTCAACCTGGTGGTCTCGTTCGTGCTGGTCGTCTTCACGATCGGCCTC